TCCCAATGTTGGTTGTTGGTGATGGTGCTTTCACTACTATTGGTTTCCAAACTGATGGAAAAAGCGTTAAATTTACCATTAACCATAAGAAGCCTGGTAAAGAAATAGCTTCTTTGGATGATCCATACGGTGAAGTAGGGTTCTACTCCATCAAATGGTATTATGGTTTTATGGCGCTTCGCCCAGAACGTCTAGGAATTATTTGGACCTGTAAAACAGCAGTATGATTAATACTGTTTAATCGTCCCTCCGAGCGCTTTCGCGCTCGGGGGACATCTTTTAAAGAGGAGTTAATATGGAATTGCCGAATATTAAAGATATGACAGACGAAGAAATTAAACAAGAGTTAAAAGATAATGGTGTGGTAGTACACCATAAAACTGGGTCTGAGAAATTGGCCGCTACTCTTCAAGATGTTCGTACTAATGAATACAAGGAAGAAGCAAAAGAAGAGATTAAAATACCTGAAGGTGTTAAACATACATCTCTTTCTGGGTCAACACCGGCATCAAGAGCTGCAAAAGCTAAAAGATTAAAAGAAATTTATGAAGATTTAACCCCGGAACAACGAGCTTTAAAACTTACTCGCGTAGTAGTTAGTCCTAATGACCCTCTTATGGTTAACTATCCTGGGTTAATTTTTACTGTAGGAGCTTCTGGTGTTAATAATGGTGAAATGATTAAAAAGTTTGTACCTTTTAATAACGAAGCAGGTTGGTATGTTCCTAAAATTATTTTAAATCAAATTGAACATGCAGAAATGCAAAAATTTAAAACAGTAAAAGCTCCCAATGGAGAAAAAGTTTTAGAACCATATATAACAAAAAAATTTAATGTTCGTATATTACCTGATTTAACTGTTGATGAATTAGAAAAACTCGCTGCAGCACAACAGGCAGCAGGATTTGGAGTAGGAGCTAACTAATGCCTTTAACTATTGCTGATTTAACTGCTGGTGTTTCTACAGATGCTAATTATGTAGTAACAGGCACTGGTATATTTGATGATATGATGGAAACTGTTAATGCTCATTTAGCGGCTCAGTTTAATTTAGGTCGAATTACTGGTAGTGACTATGCAACAGTGTACTTAACAGCAATGCAAGCAACTGTACAACAAGCTGTAGCATATACTATTGGTCAAGCTAAAACTAACGCAGAAACTAGTTTGTTATTTCAAAAAGAAGTTACTGAATTTGCGCAAACTGATAAATCAACAAAAGTAGCGCCTAGTGCTACTAGTATTATGGGTGCAGCTGCATCTTTATCTGTAGAACAAGCTAAAGGTTTTAAATGGAATGCAGATCAAAAATATCTTAAAACTATTCTTGACGCGTGGAGTGTTAATATCTCTACTGCCGGTGTAGCTGCTACAGGAGTAACTGCAATTAATGAAACTGGTACAGGAAATGTTAATACTCAAATAGCTAATGCTGAACCAACTGGGTAAAGCCCATGGGATTTGTTGCTAGTGTTTTTACAGCAGTTGTTGATGTAGTTGTATCAATAGTAGAAACAATTGTACAAGTAGTAGAAGTAGCTATACAAGCAGTTATGGTACTCCTTGGTTTTGATGGAGGTAGTACTCAAGTTATAGAATATTTTGAAGTTTTTAATGTTCCTTTATTTACAGATGTAGATCATAAAAATCCCCTCCAACAGTCTCTCCTAAAAAGTATTCTTCAAGATAAAGATCTTGCCGGCGATTTAATTTATCATCTTGCATTCCGTACTCTTAAAGGGAATGTTAAAGAGTTTATGGATTATATCGATGAAGGAAACTACTTTGAGGGGTTTCCAACTGTAGAATCTCATATTTTAGTTATAGATTATGATGAAGTTACTGATGTATTAGATACTATTAATAGCGCTGCCTGCACTATAGAAACAGCTTTTTTGAGAGCATTATCTAAATCAGACTGGGTTAAATACTGGCTACAAGAAAATAAAGGGTATGATGTAGGAATTAATAGATTAGGCGTAGGCAACGCTACTGTTACTACTTCTCCTATTACACCTGCTAGCACAAGTACTCAAGGTATAAATTTCAATATTACAATTACGGACGAAATCGCTACTTCAGATTCAGTAGTTATTGATTCAGGAAGTGCTATTGAAACTTCTCCTGGTACGCCTACTTCTACATACGCATTAAGCAGGGAATTTATAGTTACTATTACAGATGAAGTAGCTACTAGTGACTCTGTAACTGTGGATCAACGTTGGTATGTAAATCTTAATACTATTAGCTACAATTCTAGCGCGGATACTTACACAATATCAGCCTACCAGAATAATGGTATTACGATAACTCTCCCATATACTGCTCCCACTAAACCTACACAAATACACTATGTAGTTAAGTATTATATAAATACAGTTCCAGCTAGAATTTATATTTTTATATATCAAGCTGGATCTGGGACTTATACGGCATTAGATACTATAGAGAATCCAATTGATATAGATGGCGCTACCCTTGAAACTCTTCCCGCTGTTCCATTAAGAATTAGTAATTCTAATTACACTACATTCGGCGCAACTAAAAAAGCAGCAATTGAGCATATACTAAAAATAATTCATTTAGATGCTGAGGAAGTATTAGATGCTGTATTAACTGACCCAGGAGTTGCTAGTAATCTAGGGGATGTAGATAATGTTTATGTAAATTTTGGCGTAAGAATGTGGGATACATCTCAGGCTGGTATGGGATATTTATTTAAAATGTTTGAAAATTTATATCCATCACAAGCAATTACACAGGGCATTTATAACAATACTTCATCAACTGATGAACAACCTCAAAATAATATCCTTACATCAACTGACGATAATAATACAGCATTTCAGTGGTCCTATATTACATACACACATACTTCATTAGCTACAATTAATGCAAATAGTGGAAGTCCTGAAAATGGCATTTACTACTCAGACATGTCGAAATTTGATGATAATGATATTTTAAAATATTCTTATTATAGTTCGTCTGGTAAAGGTACTTATAATGTTGGGTATAAAGCAGATGATTTAGATGAAGTACAAGACTTTTTAGATGGCAATGGAGTAACTAATCCCGGTACAACATCAGGTGAAGCAGCTAATTGGCTACAAGTAACTACACGGTTATCTTACAATAATCCTACTCCTAATCTCTTAGAAGCAGATAATTCTGCTTGTACATTAATTTATTTAACTCCTGATGCTGTTTATGAAAATAATGGTTCTGGAACGTTAAGATTAGTTGAGCAAGCTGCACCTGAAACAACTATAGGACAATCAATCACTTACTATTGTATTAAACCTTCAGGATTAGATGCTTACACAGTAACTGCTCCAATTGGAGCTCTACGAGTTGTTGATGGAGATAGCGGCAAATTTAAAATGGTTAAATTTAACCTTGGATCTAAAAAAGATTTAATGGTTCCATTTATCCATACATTTATCAAAGACTTATCCAATACTGATGTTAGTAAATTATTTCTGGCAGGAGCGCATGTAACTATCTACATAGCTAAATATGAAGTAATTCATCATGCTGGCATGAGTTTCTTAGAAGCTCTTGTAATTATTGTAATTATTGTTGTTATCGTTGTTTGGGTAATGAGTACAGGTGATCCAAATGCACCTACTGCATTAATGCAAATGATGGCTGCTATAGGAGCTGGTAAGTTTGCTTTAGCATGGACCCTCTTTTTAAAGATGATTCCAACTTTGTTGGTAAAAATGGCTGTTCAAATGGTGATTCAGCTTATTATTTCAGTTCTTCCAATTAGTGATGAGCTTAAATTAATACTAAATGTATTAGCAGCTGTAGCGGTTGCAAAGTGGGATCCTGGAATTACTGTCGGAACTCCAACTTATGGGCATACTGGAGGTACAACTATAGGAACTAGCACTCCAGGAGCTAGTATTGAGTTTGCAGGCCCTTCACTACAACATGGTATCCATTTTAATGATGTAACTAGATTTTCAACTCTTACTGGTACTGATTTTCTAAGTATAGCTGCTAGTGCTTTAAAATCATTAAGTTATCTTGTTTGGGAAGATGTGAAAATAGAAGCAGCATCATTAGAACAAGATATAGCAGATTGGAGGACGGAAAATGCTTTAAAATCGGCAGAAATTAATGAAGTAATAGAAGATGTCTTTAGAATGCCAAATCTAACAGCTTTAGTATCAACTGTTGGTTCAAGACGTTCTAGACCATCACAGGTATCTGCTGAAGCTTATTATCATATACAGGATAGTACACATATGATGCAGTGTCATTTACCTTATGCCTATACTGAAATTATAGAAACTAAATTAGAGTCTAAGTTTATATAGAAATAGACAATTTAAGTAAATAAAGGTAAGATATTTATAATACATTACGGAGAGTATAGCTATGCCAAATCAAACTAATAGACCAACTTGGGGGGACATTTTAGCAGCACAAAGAGCTCAAGAAGCGATGGATCAACGTCCACCTACACAGATGTACGATTCAGGACATCAAAGAGTTAATGTACCAGGGCCTATTCAATACTGGCCTCAAGGTAGTGTAAGAACTCAAAGAGATCAGGCAAAATATAATAATCGTGAATTAGCAGCAACAGGTTGGCCTGAACGTGCACCTAATTGGGAGGATTTACCACAACGACAACAACAAATGTATATGGAACATGCAGCACCCGGTAGAGCTAAAGATATGTATAACCTAGTGAAAGATGGTTTTAATAACCCATTTTCTAGAGCATTAGATAATGCTGGCAATTGGCTAGAAAATACTTTAGATTTTGCGCCAAATATACCTCCAAGTGGTGAACAACAACGTATGGAAATGCTACGACGATTAGAACTAGCAGATCAGGCAAGAAGGAGATAAATTATGGCTAATGAAACTTATAATGTTAATTTAAAAAGAGATAGACAAAATAATCAATTTCCTTGGCTTAAAGACTACTCAGGTAGTTGGGACCAGGGACAAGACTCTATTGCTCAACAAAGCGCATTACAGAATGCATTAGGATGGACTCCAGGAACTGGTCAATGGTTTACTAATGATGAAATAAGCCAAATGGGAGCGGCCATTGAACAGGCTAATACTCCCGGTGGTTTTGATCTTGGAAGCTTAATACCTGGTGCAGACATGGTCAAAGGTATAGGTGCAGGAATTCAGGGTATTGGTAACTTAGCTAGAGGCTGGGCTGCACTTAAAAATGTAGGATTAGGAAAAGACACACTTAATTTTCAAAAGAGTGCATACTTAGATAATGCTTCTAAACAAGCAATTACTCTTAATAATCGGCTTAGAGATAGAAATATGTATAAACAGAAAACTATGAAACCTGGTGGTTACCAATTAGATAAATTGTTACCTGTTGACTCAAAATATTTAGGTTAAAGGAGAATATCCATGGCTACGCCAATTACTTGGAAAACAATAGCAGCTCCTGATCTGGGATCAGAATTACGAGCTATACAGGCGTCTGGAGATGCATTAGGTGATGCAATTGCTGGCTTTGGTACAAGTGTACAGGATGTTGCAAATATTGCTCAAAAGAGTGAAACTGATGAGTTTATTGCAGCTTTAAATGCCGCTAATACTGATGAAGAACGTACTGCTATGGTCGAAGCTGCTGATAAAGCATGGCTTAATATGGAAAGAGTCAATACAGCTGTAACAGACGCTGAACTCCAAGATTTTAAAGTAGCTGCAGAAGATAGAGCAAAAACATTATCTGCGGATCAACACGCGCAAGCTGAACGACAATTAAAACAAGATTTATTGATGGATCCTTTAAAAGTAGCAGCAAAAGAACTAGATATTGATGTAGCACAGCAAACTTTAGATACTGCTAAAGCAATAGATCCTTATAGAATACGGGAACAACAAACAAAAACTGAGGAAGCAGAAGAACTAAAGCCATTTAAAATTGAAGAAGCAAGACTAAAAAATGAAGAAACTGATTATCGTATAGACAAGATTAACCGGGATATTATTAATGCTGAAAATACTAATCAGCAATCTGTCCAAAGATTTAAACATGAGCAAAAGCTGTGGGCAGTAAATGATGAAAATGCTAAGCAAATACTTGCAAATTCTAAATTAGCGCATAAAGAAGCTTTACGAAAATATAATCTTGCATTAACAAATGAACCTCTAGAAGCTAAAAAATTAAAAAATGATTTGGCTAAAAGTGCAGCTACTTTAAAAATAGCTGAAATGCAGTTGCAAGAGAGCCAAAGAGTATTAAAAAATCATAGTATAGTTTCTGGGCAATTAAATGCTGTTTCTGCTCAACCTGATAACGCTAGTAAAGAAAAATACCTACGTGACACAATCGAAACAAATAAACGAAATCGTGTTGATAATACATTATTAACGGCAGAATACTCACGTATGGTAAATGAGGATCGAGATGTAACTCTTTATGGTGATGCTGCATTAACAAAAATGTATGAAGATGCTGGTGTTTTAAACCCTGATGGTACATTCAAAAAAGGAGGCCTTTCTCTTAAAGCTCAATCTAGATTTAAAAATAGAATACGTGCTCAAGTTAAAAAACTTTGGCCAAATGCTACTAGTGATGAAAAAAATGGACATGTAAATAGAATTTGGTCTGAATCTAAATATAGAGAGCAATTTGCTGAACAAGCTACACTGGAAGCTAGAACGCCTAAACAAAAATTAGCAGACAGGCATACACGACAAGTTAGCGAATTAATACGGAATATAGAAAACGCTCAAAGTCCACAAGATATGCAGAATATTTTAGATGCTGGAATTCAAAAATTAAAAGGACAGGATAAACCGGTCCCAGAAAAAGAAATGATGAGGCTAGGTCTCTATCAAAAACGAGTTCTAGAAACTTTATGGCCACAAGGTGTTATGGAAGAATTTGCTACAATGTTAGGTTATGGAGGAGATACTACAAAAATTGTGGCTAAGGATTATACAGCAGCCAATAAACTTCAATTTCAGAACTATCTTGATGACATACTAAGAAAAGAGTTTAAATATGTTGACGAAAAATCACGAGATAGTATGCGATTGAATCGTATGAACATAACTCCAACTATGAATTATTTCTTTAATCTTGCCGCTGAAGGAACTAAACGAGCTAAATTAATGGAGGAGGAGATCTTTAAAGGAGAGTATGGAGTAGAACAAGAAAACACAAAGAAAGTAAAGGAGCAAGGACGTAATCGATATCAAAATACCATGGATCGAATTCTAGCTAGAATTGGTGGAGATAAAAGAACAAATTTTGGAATAAATTTAACTGATCCTCAAAAATTAGGTCAATCAGTAGCAGATACATATAGAAAAGTAGATTCTATGTTTGGAGGTAAGTTAGATGCCGAGGGAAATCGTGTTCTAAAAATCGCAATGCATGAATTAATGACTACTACTGAAGTAGAATGGGCAATGGGTTCTGAAGGAGAATTGGGCGTATCTAATATTTATTATTGGCCTGAAGTAACTGATGGTGACGAGACTGATATAAGTAAGTATAAAGGTTATCAGATAATTGAAGGCATTCTACAGCATATACCTGAAAAGCCAACTAGTAAGCTAAGTAAAAAAGGAATTGCTAAGTTTAGAAAAGATCTTAATGAACTATTAAAAGAAGACGGTAAAATAATTAGTAAAGACGGAACTAAAGTTGTTGATTTTGATACAGTTTTAACTAAGAAAGCTGAAGAAACAGTTAAAGAAAAAGATAAGCCAGGTAAAACTAATGATGCTGGAATGGATTTTTTAGACAGTATGTTTGGAGGATCTAAAAAATCAGGAAGTACTACAAAAACAGCTCCTGCTCCTGGTTCATATCCTCGAAGAGAAGATTATCCCCCAGGTAAAGAAGGAGATATAGCTTTTTCAGAAGCTTACAAGCGATTTGCTGAAAAATCATTCGCGCCTAGATAATTTCTGTTAAACCTTCTTTAAAATAAAAATGAATGGCTTCCTCTAAAGATACTTTAGCTAGAGACTTAAATGAAACGGCAAATCTACTATCATCTGAGCAACCTCAAATTGATAGTATTTTGTCTACCTCTCCCACCGATTCTCCCTCAATTTTAGATCCGCTTAGTAATTTTAATGATGATTTTGATAGCATATTACTAAATAAAAAAGCTGCTATTCAAGAATCTAAAAAACAATCTGCTAAAAGTATTCTTAATAAAAAAAGAATAGAAGAAGAGCAGAGAAATAGAATAGAAACAGAACTCAGAGAAAGGGCAGCAGCTGCCTTTACTCCTGGGTTAACTCGTGCAGAATCCTCTCCTGTTGTTGAAGTCCGCAACGAAGGACGACTACGTAAACATGAAGACGGTACCTACACCGTAACCACATTAGATGGTAGAACTGTTCCTGGTTTATCTGAATACGATGCTAGAACTTTTTCTGCATGGTCTGATGCTAATATACAAGGACTACGACAAGATGCCCCAGAAGGATTCTTTGAAAGAAAAGCTACTGGTATTGCAAGAACTACTGTTGATATTGGTTTACAAGGAAGTCTTGCATTCTTAGGAGGAACTACTTTAGCAGAAAGAGTTGATTCATATAATAAAGCATTAAAAAATAGAGAATTTAAAGATGACGATACAAATCTAAAACGACGTTTAACAGCAGGTATTAGAGATAAGGAAACTGAGGATTTATTAAATAAAGCTAAAGCACCTGCTCAGGGAGCAATAACTCAAGAAGAGATTAATCAATATCGTAGTGGTAATATTCCTCCAGATAATCCAAAATATGCAATTCTTCAGCAGTTAGATGCAGACGCGATAAAATCTAAAGAAAGTTTTGATAAATTTAGTAAAATTGCAGCTGGTATTAAAGAAAAATTACCATATAACATGCGGGATCAAGCTGTAGCTAGAGAAGCTTATCAAGTTATTGCAGAAAATGAAGGTAATTGGGCTGCTATGTGGCATGCAGCTACTAACTATACAGGTGCTTTATTATCTCAAGGCATTGATAGTGTTCCATGGATGGTTGCGTTTACAATTGGTGGGCCCTTTGCTCAGACAATGATCATGATGGACTTGGCTAAAGGAAGAGGTCGAGAAGCTATAGAAGAATTTAGAACTAAATATGATAGAGAGCCTACCATGGAAGAGGCTTCTAGAATTAAAATGTGGTCTGCTATTGGTACTGTTGCTGAGAAATTTGGTGATTTAGCTGCCATAAGAGCAATGCCTGGAAAACTTTCATGGATTAAACGTATTCAAACTACCGCTGCAAAATCAACTCCCATTGCTGTATTAGGTTTAGCTACATTACGTATACCAGGAGCACTAATTGGAGAAGGTATATCAGGAGCGGCTACTGCAGTTTCTGAACAAATGGCATCAGAAGGAGAGATTACTGATACTGCTGCTATTGGGTATGATGCACTTGCAGAAGCATTTGGAACTCCTGGAGGTGTAGCTTCTATGTATGCAGGTAAAGCTGCTATTAGAGCTGCTAAAATACCGTTTAAACCGTCTAAACTAGAACAGCAACTTGCTACTATAGAAGAAAATCTCGCTAATGCAGATTCTGCAACATATGGAGACCTATATGGCAATGCAGGCATAGCTAGAGTAGAAGAACTAAATACACAATTAGAGGAAGCTTTAAAACCAGATGTAAAAGCTAAAATTATAGAAGAAGAAAATGAACAAATTTTAGCAGAATCTGAAGGTAAGACTGATCCAAAATCTAGGTTCAGTCAAAAACATTCTAAATCGCAAGCAGAAGCTGCGTATGATAAAGCAATAAAAGATGCTAGAGAAGAGATAGCTAAACTTGAAAAGAAATTAGAAACTAAATTATCAGAAGAAGATGTAAAAAGTTATAAAGAAAGCCAAGAAAAAGATAAAGCAGACCTATTAAAGAAAGAAGAACAAAAAGTAGCTGCAAAAACTGAAGAAGGTAGAGAAGCACGAATAAAAGAAATAGATGAAGAAATTAATGAAATATTAGATGAAGAAGGATTTCCTAATCAAGCTAAATTACGTGGGTTAACTGAAGAAAAAGAAAAACTCCTACGTAAATCACAACCACTTACTACTAGAGTAAAGCAAGTATTCAAAGATACTTCTCCTAAAGAAGCTGTAGAAGATAGAGAGTATATTCCAATAGAAGATGACGAATTTGCTAAAATTGTAGATTCTATAGATATTAAAAAACTTAGTGATCCTAATGCAAATCCTGACGACATTATTGCAGCGATTAATGAAATAGCTGATATACAAAAGAAGAGGGAAGTAACTGCTTCTCAAGAAGATGTATTAGAACGAATTAAAGACGAACTTTCTGGATATGCTCCTGAGCAAAAAGAAACATTAAATAGTATTAAAGGAATAACTAATGCTAATGATGAAACATTAGAAAGACTTCAAAGAAT